ACTTAATGTAGAAAAACGATCTCCTATATTTATAGTCATTGGATTTCCATCAGCGTCTTCACAATCAATTCTTCTTTCTGCGTAAGTTGCCGGATTTCTTGTAAGTCCTCTCTCAGCCACTTTCATATCCAAATATTCACCCATCGCAGTATCAATAAAAACATTGTTATATGCCAAAATCAATTGTAAGTAAAATCCAGCCAAGGCATAGCAAGCAGGAGCAAGAGCATCATATATTATAGAACCCTCTCTTTTATCAAGTGTATCAGGAACTCTTGATAATGCTTCCTCTAAAAGATTTTCGTAGGTGTATTCTTCTAATTCATCCATTTACAAGTACCTCCACTTTTTCATCTAAGTCACCAAACATTGTGACCACCGTAAAGGTGATATATATACTTTCCAAATCAGTTTTCATGATTTGTATGTTTTCAACAGACTCAATTCTATCATCTGCAAGCAAACAATCTTCTATATAATCCGGTGTCAGCACCTCAGCATAATAAGAAGGTTGGCCTTTAAGAGTATATAACTCTGAACCATATTCATCAGAATATATTAAATCGCTATATCTGTCTGTAAATAAGGCTTTGTATATAGCCTGTTGCATAGCCTCTTTATTATCAACCATTCCTTGGATACGACCGTTTTCAATGTCAAGTTTATATGTGTAGGAAGGGTCAATTTCGAGATCTTCTTCTTCCTCTTCTACTTCTGAGTCTTCCATATAATTAAATGATTCAGGTAGCATATTAGTTCACCTTATGCAGAATGTAAAATTTCTGCCCTTTCCCACTTCGTATCATCAATACATTGTCACCAACTTCTAATCCATTACCTATTCGTATATCCTCAGGTATAGTATCGTCCCAAGCAAACGGGCTGGCAATCAAGAAATCTGAATCCAATTCAAGTTTATCACATTTTACAATAAGAGGATCTGTAGATGTGACTTCTCCTCCTATAAAATCAGTTCGTTTATTTTCAGGAGTTTCACCTGCTTCCATCATTGCTCTTACTAACCTTGCCGCATCCATAAATTATCCTTTCTGCATCACCGTTACTGTTAGATCCATTGTGTGCATAGAATCTTTTATATGATGAGTGCAATCGGTGACAAGTACAACTTCATTCTTTATATTCATACCTGGCATTTTTTCAATATCTACTTCTAACAAGCATCCTGCTCTTACCTTATTATTACCAACTGCTTTTAGTGTAAGAGTTCTTGATTTGTGATTATAAAGACTGAGAAGTTTTTTTGCCTTGGAACGCATTCCAGCATCTGTAACACTTTCATCAACTTTTTCATATAGTTGGAGTACACCCCACTCCTTCATATGCTTGCCTTTATTTTCACCCTTTTTACTTGTGTCATTTATTACAACAACTTTTCTCTTTCCTTTTTTCTGGTCATCTCTATAAAGAGCAATTTGGTCATAAGATTCTTTATCTATGCTTGTAGTATAAGTAAAAGAAGTCAATCCACTTGAATCACTTATTAAAATCTGTGGTTGTAAAGAATAGACATTGATATGTTTTAATGTACCAAAATCATCTATAATAACATACCACTCACCTGTGTTTATTAAAGTATCATCAAGTGCATTTTGTATCATCTCATATAGTGTAACATTATCTTCACTTCTTGGAGTGCATACATATTTTGATTTATCTACAACTTTATGCTTTAAGACATATTTTTTACAAATCTGCGTAAATATCTGATCACTTCTTTTTTTCTTGAAGACCATTGCATCTTTATTTTTGAGATACCTTAATTGATCGTAACAGGTTACTTTCATCTTAAACTTATTTTCAGTTATTTCTTTTTCAAATACATAACCTTTGAAAACACCTCTACCATTTAATCTTATTTCTACTCCAGCACCTTCTCCAAATGAAAGAGTTTTATCCGGTTTCACAATATAGAATACTGCTTTTCCAGGGTCATTTACTATATGAGTAGTAATCTCCAAATCAGAGACGGCATTTGAAATGTCATATCCGGTATTTGACTTATAATCATATAAGTTGACTTGAAGATTTACTTTCATATCTTATTTCCTCTTTATTGATGCCTTGTTAGTATAACCTATAAACTTACCACTTGGAGAAACAAGGTGATAGGGATGTGAACATTTCTTTCCGTCCGCATCTTTTTTCCATATGAAATTAACTTTACATTCATAATTTTTATAGGTTTTTTTCTTTCCTATTCCACCAGGTGTTTCGTATGTTGCTCCATTTAAGATTACTTTGCACCCAACTGTAATTTTCTTTGAATTAGATGACCGGGTATTTTTCTTCTTCTTTTTCTTCTTTTTCTTGTACCTTTTAATCATCTTTATTTTGCTTATTTCAATAGGTCTATACTCAATAAGTTTTATTGAGTAGTCGCAATCATTGGATCCGCCGTTCCAACTATATTCAAATGAATCTATAATGCACTTAATGGATATACGAGGAAATCCGGTTACTGTAAAAAGCACCGGCGATTTCTTTTTCATAAGAGTCTTAAAATAATCAATATATTTTCTTGGGGGCCAAAACCCTCCATCTGTTACCATTACACCTGGTAAATAATCAGCCGCCGGAAAAAATGATTCAAAAGTTATTTCCATAGGCTTCCGTATTTTTGGAATTGATACATCTCCAAGATTGACTATGTTTATACTTTCAGTATTTCCATTGAGATTCAATTTAAGGCTTTCAGGTAAATATGGTAACTGTATTATAACATCATCATCAAGTTTTTTGAAAAAGAAAGCCACCTCTTGAGCGTCCTTCGCTATTTCTGCCAATTCAGTTGCGTAGGCCTTTGCAATTTCAAGAAGTCCAATTATTATGTCTGTTATCATTCCCATATATTTACCTCACAAGCGATACGGCTAACTGATTCTCTACTGCGTCTGTTATTGCATTTAAGATAGCATTTACATCAGCCGTTTCTTTTACATCACCAAATGTGTTTGTTATTTTAGGAGCCTTTGTATTTACATTTACCATAAAGTCTCTCGCCGCTACACTCTTCAAATACTCTATATCCTGTTTAGCGAGGTTTACTTCTTTATTGGCAGTATTTCTTGCCGTTGCTCCTGTATTTCTACTTATGCCTCCAAGATTTCTATTTGTCTTTTTTGAACTATTTTCGAACTGTTTATATATCTTTTCAAGTGTTTTATCATAATCAGTTGCTTTGGTAGTTGCGTTATTTTTTTGCATTTTCTTCCATTCAGATTCAGGCATTCCAGGAGGCTTAACAGTTTTACCTACATCTGCTAATGAAGAAAATCCTGATCCAATTGATGAAAACTTATTTAGAAGAGTGTTTACACTTTCATCCATATTATTAAATGCTTCTACTCCTGCTTCCCAAACTTTTCCGGTATCATCAACTGTTTTACCTATTATCTCTGAAAGATCTTTTCCTCCGTTAGTCAATGCATCGTAATCTTCTTGTAACCCACTCTCAGCCGTTTTCCAACCTTCTTCTGCTATATCATAAAACTTATTAGCACTTCCGCCCATCTCTTCGATTGTTTGTAAGTCGCCTCCAAAAGAATTATCTATCTGAACCCAGGTATCATAAAGACCGTCACCAATTTCTTTTCCAATCTCTCCAACTATTCCTTCAGCAACACCCCATAATGTCTTTGCCATTCCGTCAAGAAGACTTATCGTAGTTCGTAAAAGAACATTCAAACTCTGAATAACACCTATCGCAACATTAAACATTGTTACCAGACCAATGCCTGCGAGAGTTCCCGCTTTTCCTACACCGGCAAGTATTCCTTTAAGATCAAGAGAATCGCCTTCAAGAGATTGTATTATTGCACCAATACCAGCAAATACTCCGACAACGGCAAGAATTGGAGCAGATGCTATAACAGCCTGTGTAGCCAATATTGCCAACTTTGCAATAAGCAATCCTATTATAGTCAAAAGAACTGTACCAACAATCTCGCCAGCATCTCCAAACTTCTCAATGGATTCTCTGCTACCATCTATACCATCAACAAGACTATTTATTCCATTTATAATCATTTCAATTAGAGCATAAAGTGGGGCAAGACCTCTATTTATTCCTTCAAAGAATGCCTCAAATTCAGGAGTATCTATAGCCTTTGCAAGATTATTCATCATCTTCAAAAGTTTCTTTTGAATGCTTCCAAGTACAGAACCTGGATCCGTTATTTTTGCCCACATATTTTGGAAAATATTCTTTGCCTGTGTTGATACACGATCAAAAGTAACGGGCATATTCTTAAAAATCTTATCTATTGATCCAGCACCTTGTTCAAATGCTCTTACTACAACATCAGATGTAAGTAATCCATCTTTACCCATCTGTTTAAGATCACCCATTTGTGTCTTCATGTATTTTCTAGGTATTTCTCCTACCTCTGCCATCTTCCGTATTCCGTTTGCAAGAGCAATCATGACACCAGGAGTTTGTTCCCTTATACTACGAAGTTCGTCTCCTTGCAATATTCCAGATGACAAAGCCTGTTTTAACTGTAATACAGACCTTTGTGCTTCTTCGCTTGTGGCACCTGTTGCCACCATTGCTTTTGAAATATTTTTAGCAAGTTGGATAGATCTGTCTATATTTCCTTGTGTAGCACCTGAAATCATAATACCTGAAGTAAGTGAAGAAATATCTTCAACAGATGTATATGATTCAAGTGCATTTTTAGTCAAATCTTTTCTTAAATTATCTGTATCGTATTCGTATTTTTTATCACTAAATACTTTTATACGATATTCCATACCCCTTTGTTTATCTCCATAGGAATAAACTTCTTTAATTGCACTTCCAAGATTCATGGCTATGTTACTCAATTCCATCAAATCATTTGCGACACTTTGAATACTGTTTGGCAGTGCTTTTATAGTCATTCCTAAAAGAGATATTCCACTCTTTACTC